TCATCAGATGTGTGCACCCACTCCATCTTTTGATAGTTGTAGTGAGAGCCAGGCACCTGCTTAAGCACATCCTTGTCAGGACTACATACAACATAAGAATCTCCCTCTGTCTCTGCTATTTGCGAAGCATATACAGAAACACAGTCATCTGCTTCTAGCCCATCTACAGAGATGAAGTTGTACGGATCTTGTTGCAAGTACGCACGCAGTGCATAAAAGATAGGAGGTTTCATAGCTCCAGACCTATTGTATTTGTAACCTTTAGTCTTTGCTACTTTGTATCTAAAACACCTACCAAGGGTAAGGAATCCCATATACTCATCTGCTTCTGTTTCGCTAAGTATAGTATTTATTCTTAAATCTATTCCAGCTATCGCCTCTTCTAAAGTTGCTGCGCCCATCTCATAGTACATAAGACTATCGGCGTCTATTAGTGCAATTTTACTCATTCTTCTATATTTAAAAATTAAAAATAAAGGGGGAGTTGCCTCCCCCATTACATTAGCCTAAAGCATTTAACTCTGCAATGCTTTTATCTGCGTCTACTTTTGACTCAGCATACGCTTCTACTGCTTCCTTACGCATTTCTTCCCACTCTTCGTCTGTCTTAGCGGCGTAAGTAGAACTGTGGTAAATACTACCGTTCACACCTGCAAGACTAGAGTGTACAAAATACTGTAGACAGCGAATAGCGCCATCATGATCATCAGGCACAGCGCCAACATGCATTGGGTCCACAAAAATATTGTGTATTTCTCCGCGATAACATGCTATGTACTTAAGACCACCAAAGTGCAAGCCCTTAACACAAAACTGATTATCGTTAGTATTTACATACGACCAATCTGGTAGTCTGTGCGTACAGCCAACCTTAATAAAGTGTCCTGGCTTAGCGTAGCCATTAGGACCTTCGCAGTAAAATGCATCACCGCTAGTCCCCATAATAGCAGGCTGAAATAACCTGTCTTCTACGTGCTCAGGAAGTCCGTCGCCAGAAATCTCACCTGTGTCAGGATCAAACATACGCTTGTAACGATCTACTTCTTCACCAGTTTCAGTGTCATACTTAGTAAGAACTTCTTCTGATACTTTGTAACCGTTAAGCAAACCCTCCTTGGTAATCTTCATCTGGTACATAGTAGCTCTACGCTCAGCAACTTCTTCACTAAGGCCGTGGTCCTCCATAAGCTCTTTCTTAAGCTTAGGGTGTACATACTCTAGATTAACAAAGTTAAAGAATCTGTTTGCAAAGTTTTCACCGTTGCCGTTATCCATCTTCTTTCTAAGAATAGGATTACGCAAGAATCTAATCCACATTTTTATAAGTGGTAAGTACTCTGCTTCCTTGTCCATAGATGCTAGGATACGATCTACTAGTGCTTGAGGCATTGGAATACTAGAAACTACTCCACCATAAGTTAAGAAGAACTGCCCTGTAGCTTCGTTAACATGAATCCACGGACAATCTGTTTCAATAGTAGTTTTGTAATCTTGAACGGTAAGCTTAGCAAACTCTTCCATGAGTGCATTGTACTCGTCCATAGTTGTTACCTCCTCTGCTTTACTTTGCAGAGTTACCATTTTGTTATAGGTAACTTCATCATAGTTGACACTAAATGGAGTGTCCCCATAAGAGCCTGATATGCGGCCCTCTATTACATTAATTGTAATCATAACTGTTTAATAATTAATAAGTTAAAGATAATAAAAAAACTTTTTATAGGCAAACAATGCCCAGGGAAGTTATCCCCAGGCCGTTTGCAATACGTCACCAATCTAGTCTGCCTTTTGCATCTAGATATGTCTTAATCTCCTTAATAAGGTCGTCGTCTAAGTGCACTCGCTCAGCTGTGGGCTCAAACTTAATCTCATCAATTGCATTAAGTAATACATGTACACTTTCTGTCCATTCTGTAAGTTCATTGTACTTGTCCATCATCTCTTGGTCTTGACCAATTGCTTCTGGTACATCTAGTACAAACAACTCACGACTCTTCTGCTTAATAGCTTCAGCATCGTCAGTTTCATTACAAAACTTATGGAATGTTACAAGCTTCTCTATAGCAGGAAATACATCGGTATCTTTTACCCAGGCACTTCGTTGTAAATCACGATCTACTGCGGTATAAACATCTTTGTACTTTTCATAAAGGTCAGGATTAATCTCTTTTAGACAATATAAATATGTCTTGTTTTTCATATCCTTCATTTTATCTGCAGTGTACCATTTAATTAAGTGTTCGTCCATTGTATATCCTCCATTAGGGGTTAATTGTAAAAAGAAATCGTCAATATGCTTAACGTTAGGGTTCATAGAAATATGTCTAATATTATTCTGCGCAACCCTAATAATCTGCGGCGTAGTCCAGTCAAGATTTATGCTGTCAGCTCCAGGCTCTGACCATGCCTCCCATTGACCTTTCTCGCTACCCCAACCTTTTCTGTTACGAACAGGTGGAGTATCAAAGAAAAATACAGGATGACTAGCTTCCTCGTCATAAGATCGCGGAAAATTAGTATAAACCTCTCTGAACTTAGGAGCATAAGCATGTAAAATACCACATGCAGCCATAAGCTTATCTTCGTCCTCCTTAGTACCATAGTAGGTAGTACGCTGAGTCTTCATTAAGTCCTTAATCTTAGGCTCAACCTTATCAAGAATGTATCTCTTACGATCATTACCACGCCAATGATTATGGTTAAAACGAAAACTGTATGCTACCATACGTGATTCTAACTTACGACGCTCACTAGGACTAATGTTCTCAAACTTAGCTACCTCTTCTGCAGCCGCCGCTTCATCTTTGTATTCTTCTAGCCACTCTTCGTCAATCTCTATGTCATCGTAATTACGAACATGAGAAGACTCAGTAAGAAGCTCAAGAACTCTATCACGCTTAGCTGCAGTTTTATGCGCTAGCTTAACAGACGCTGGAGTATTAAGCTCCGGAGTTACATCTATAGACTTAAGACAAATAATAGGACCATCACATGTACTCTGTAGATACAAATCTTTGTATTTACTGTGAGATTCTTCTCCCATAATAAATATATTATTCTCTCTAAGAGCACTGTAATTTTCTAGCTTGTCTCTGCTTATCTCATCTTTACCTTCTCGGTGATTACGAGTAACAGAAATAAGCTCAGCCTTAAAACCTGCAAAAAGTTTCTTTACAGACTCGTTCTTAATCCTAGGATCAGGCTTAAACTTAGGCTTAATAGACTCCTTGTCTATAATATTAGCTATTCTACCTATTACACTACCGCTGTCAGCATTACTAAGAACATCCTTACAAGCTAGCAACCAAGAAATAAAATCCTCTTGCTCTAGCTCTTTCTGTACTAGGTCTGTAGCCTCTAGTGCTGCCTTCTCTATTACAGATAAAATGTATTTCTTAGTGTTCTCATTCCAGATTACCTTCTCGCGGGACGGCGTAACATCTACACCCTCTTGTAATACTATCTCACTGCCGTTGTCAGGGTCATGTATAACCTGTCTAGCAGGACACTTGAAAGCGATAGGGCCCCACATCTGTTGCATCTCCAGCTCTCTAAAATCTACAAAGCCGTAGTTAACACCTGTAGCAGCGCCATCACCTTTAGTCAATACTATGTGAGGTTTACTGAACACATACGTATCAGAAATAATTAGATTATCAGAGTTGTATAAAATATTAGGCTGAATCTTTTCTTCTCTTTCATGCCCATCTTCTGCAATTCTAATAAATCTAACATTTGTAAGATACATAAGCTGCTCTTCTACCGCATCACGATACTCACGTCTGTGGTGACGCTTTACCTGGAAAGAAACTTTAGTGCCGTTAAGCTCATCTGTTTCTTCGTAGTGCACCTTTGTGCCGTCACTTAGCAAGATGTGTGGGTTAGGACCATTTGGTGTAAACGACGGTACAATAAAATCAGTCTTGTAGTTGTAGCAATTACACTTAAACTTTTTACCGTTGTGTACAGTCTCTATAGTATAGAAATCTACACCAGTAGACAATGCAGCTTTAGCACCCAAGCCAAACGCACCGAAGTTTTCTGATGTATTACGCTTGGTAGAATAACCTAGCTCTAGTACACCCTCTAATCTACGTTGACCTATGCCTACGCCGTGGTCCTGAATAGTAACTGTGTCACAAAAACCCGTTCCTTCGTTCTCTTTGTATGTAACAGTTACATCATTGTTTATTGCATCCAGGTGGTTAATGTCATAGTATCCTATGTCAAAATTACTGTCTGCATATTGAGCGCCATCACGCTTAATATAGTAGTCTTCTTCTTTTGCCTCGCCTGTCAATATCTCTATCGCTATCTCCTTCTCACGCTGTGCATCACAACCATTTGTTGCAAGCTCACGCACTGTAGATGGTATAGGTGTAGAGTATTGCGTAGACTGCAAAATATCAAAAACCATTCTTTCGGCGCCTTTGTTAATCTTTTTAGCAACGCCTTCAGATCCCTTGATCTGCTTGTCAATTGTTTTTATACTCATAAATTTGATTTTTTAATGTTTCTAAACATGTTTTATCTACCTCGCTAAGCCATTGCATATCAACAGGCTTAACACGGTCTTCAGCATTAGTCTGAACTCTATCTAAATGTGACCATGACCTCCTTTCTAGCCACGCAAGTTTACCCTTGTCGTCTGCCCATATAGGAATACTCATGTACAAGCATCCTTTTCCATAGCCGTAATCTTTCCAGGATACAAATACACCATAAGCCTCAACATTTTGATATAGGACTCGTATAGGTGTCCCTGGCTTGAGATTCTCTTGCCATTTTTCTATTTTGTCTGATTTCATTTAAAGCGGTTTTTAATTGTTCACGATCTAAATATCTATTATACTCTTCCATAAACCTGCTGTAAACCTCCTTCACTAGTATAAAATACTCCACGCCGTATACTGGCTCAAATACTTTGTTGAACTCTGTAAGATCTTCTATGTACCCAAAGACATTATCTTTTGTGTAGTCATAGTAATCTTCTATTTGCTGACGCGTGTTATCGGGACTAATAGACATATCAATCCCAAGCCCGTCCAGTTGTTGGACGAGATCATCTGAATAATTCATAAAATTTTAATTAAAGTGTTATAACTCTTTGATAAGCTCTATAGTTTCTAGAACTTGTTTTTGGTTTCTGGGTAGAAACAGTACAGGAGGGTCGTCCTGTTGCATAAGATAATTCTTAAACATTTTCCACTTTATAGGGAACACGTCATTAGCGAACCCTTTGACTTCAATGATCCATCTTCCATGAGGATCTACAAAATCAGGAGTGTATGTTATATCTCTTATCTTAGTAGTAGTAGGTATGTAGCCCTTGGTTTTGTGGGGCTCATACACAGTAGCAGAGTAACGAAAGCCTTCCTGCAATACATACTTCTTCTTTTCATACAAAGCATCTATGCCTGCATCTTCTAGTTTTCTGTATGTAAACAGCTCAAGCTTAGAGCGAAACTTTATGCCTTTATAAACTTTGGCAGTTGCGTTTCTAACTTTCTTGTTCTGTGGTTTTCTCGTTCTTCTCTTCACTGCGCGGGATATATAAGCAATCGTGGTAAAAATCTTCGTCAATGTCTTTTATTTTGTCTATCAACCTGCGTTCTTCTGCTCGTGCAGCTTCACGCGTTCCAAGATCGTATTTATTCTTCATGCCTAAGTTAGCAAAAATACTGGCACACTGTCGCAGTATGTCATCTATTTTTTGTCTAACTCCCTTATCAACGTCGTACTTAAGTTGTCCGTCTTTTCTTTTTGCCATAGTGTTTGATATTCTATAAGTTTCCTTGCTAGGTCTAGAGATTTATATTTTGCTATATAGTCAGATAAATCTTTAGTTCCAAATTTACTAGGGATAACAATGTTGCTCATAGGAAAATATTTCTCAATAATTTTGTTAGCCATAGCTTGCCCAGGATTATTAGGGTTAGCAAAGTCATTATCGTAAAAAACAACTACCTCGTCAAATCTTTCTTGGAGTTCTTGAATAAGGCTTTCTTCTGGCATTTGCATCTCCGACTGGAGCGCAATTGCTGAGATTCCCAATTCGTACAAACACATGACGTCCTTGAGGCTTGAGGTAATGACACAGAGCGATCCCTCTTTAGGGAGCTGACTGTAGCCTTGTATATGCTTTTTAGTAGTGTTGCTAATCCACTTAATATCTTCATAGGGTGAGTAAATTTTGTATTTATTCCCAATCCTATATGCATAACTAAGGTCACAGCTAAACCTGTTAGCATTAATCCAGTAGTAAGATATAGGGGAAACGTCAAAGATAGTCAAAGTCTTTTTACTGATCAAATATTGAGACCAAAACTCTGCATCTTTTTTCATCCACTCACGCGACTTCTTTTTAATAATAACAAGCTTCTTAGATTCTTGTTTCATATTAGTTCTGCTAGCCATATGGCCCATGCTAAAACCAATAGTATCCTTGTAAGAAGATAGGTTAAGATTAAAGTCGTAATCAATGAGCCTAAGTGCATCATAAAAACTACAACTAAACTTATGCATTACATAAGAGAAGCAGTCAAACGTGTGCTCTGGATGACCAAAGTCTTTGTACAAAAGTTTACCCTGCCAATTGACGATAGAAACAGATGGAGTATTGTCTTCTCTAAGATCACTACAAAACTTTACACCTAGTTTTTTAAACTTCGGACAATAGTAACTAAAAATATCAATGTCACGTATCTTATCCAGGATAACTTCCTTAGACAAATGCGCTTCACTATCTCTATTTTTAATCATGGGGCTGTGAATTTAAATAAAAAAATGGGAGCCACAAAGCGTGACCCCCATTTAATTATTTGTCAACTATTTAGACCCAGTCGTCCGTCTCAGAAACTGTTTCTGTAGAGTCATCATCAGGAGTCACAACTGCCAACTGTGGCACAAATGTACCCCACGACAAGTCTGGGTTAAACTCAGCGTTGAACGCACCGTAGTCATCATTAAGATTCTTGATAAACAAGTCATCTCTCTGTGGCTTAATACGACCAAACACTTTAGTGTATACAGACTGGTACTTACCATCCTTAACACCGATCAGTAGTCTAACCTGGTTGCTAGCAAGTAATCCAACTAGAGCTTTTACCTCTGCTACATCACCTTTAGCAATCTTGCCAATAGAGTCAAAGTATACCTCGTCGCCTTGAGCTACGTTAGCCCACGCTTTTACAAAGTTAATCAATGTCTCTTCGCCTGTTAGCGCATGACGCTGTCCTTCTGGCTTCCACCACTCATACGTAGGTGCACCTTCAGACCATGTAGACTGACCAATGTTGTTAATCCACTGGTTCTTTCCACTCTGCGATACACGCTCCTTAGAGTTAAGTAGAACTTCTAGACGAGTAGTCAAGTCATCATTCTTTACCCAGAACGTTAGCTTGAAGTACTCTTCTCCGCTAAATTCTACATAATAGTTAGGCTCACTCTTTACCATGATGCCTAGCTTATGCAGCTCATCCATTGTAGGGTTTACTGCAATCACATTAAAATTACTAAGGCCTGAGTACAACTTAATACCCCCACCTACAACCTCTTGGGTTGATTCATTGCTTTTAATAGCCATATCTGTCTATATTTTAAAATTAAAATTCATCTTCTTGACTATATACATCTGTAGCTTCTACATTAGTATTGTCTACTCCGTATAACATTCTAGATGCGTCTTCAACTGTATCTTCTACAGGAATACTAGTCTGGTTAGGATCTACAGTGTCAGTATCGTCCACAAAATTAAAAGAAAGTTTCCTTACCTTCTTAGCTTTACGGCCCTTGAGTTTAGGATGCTTAAACATCTCTGCAACCTCCCAGGTCTTCAAGCCATACTTTGTCTGGATACCTGCACGGTCAGTGCCATTTTCCAAATCTTCTATAATCATTGACACAGTAATTGTTTCAGGCGTTTCTGCCTTAGGTGCTGTATCTACACCTGTTGGTCTTGCTTCAATCATTGTTTAGTTTTTAAAGCGGTTAATTAATCTATAAATATCTTTGACCATTCAAGAGGCATGGTCTGGCCTTTAAGGTGATCGCACCTGCTACCTGCAGTTACATCTTCTAAAGAGTTAAACGAAATCATAGTCTGATCGTCCTCTCTGTATATGTAGCCAACAGCGTCAGCATTTGCACATGTAATTTGCTTGATTTTGCCGGTCAAATCTAGGTCCTTAACAGCAACCTCTTTGCCCTTCTTCTCAAGCATCTTGTCTTTCAAGTGGCCTACAAGTATAACGTGGTCCGCAAGCTTGTTCAGCCTATCAATCCACTTCTTGTATGCCATACGCAAGTACAAGTAACCGCCACCGTTAGGTAACGACAGTATTGACATGCCTGGATTCTTTGTTTCAAAGTTTTTACCCATAGGCGTAGTCATGTACAACTTCTTTGCGTCTTCCTCACACCACTCCTCTAGTTTAGAAATAGTGTCGATAGCCACATACTTGTACGGCTTGCCTTCTTTGACAACAGCTTTGCCAACTTCAGCAAGTTCCTTTAGACTGTTAACTTTAACCTTAAGTGCATCGACCATGTCAGAGCCCTCCTCCAAGTCAATAATCAAACAGTCATCTAGCTGTGATAACACCGTAGTCTTGCCAATCTTTGGCGGACCGTAGATTATCATGTTCTTAGGCGATTTGCGGCTAGCCTTTACCTTCTTCTTTGGTAATTCCATTACATCCATTAGTATTTAATTATTTTATAGTTAGAAAATATATCTAATTGTATTCCAAGGTATCTTGCTACTATGCAAGTCCTTAAACTCTTGTATAAACTCTCGCTTCTTCTCAAATTTATACCTAATATTTTCACCCCCGTACTGAGATATTTTAGCCTCCTGAATGTCAGGTGACCATAGTGTTATCTCAGTTTGGGGGTGGTTCTGTAAATTCACAGTATGCTTCTTAAAATTATGCGTAAGAAATATAACTTCTGCAAGCACCTGCTCTTTCCAGTTTACGTGTTCATCCACCAAATCAAATAGTTCTGCGTAGTCTTGTAGCCAGCCATCGTATACAATCACAGGACTGTAGTTTATGTGCACATCATAGCCAGCATCTATAAACTTATCTATAGCTTTAATCCTGTCTATAATCTTAGATGTATTTTTTTCATGTATATCAGCCATATTTTGTGGCATTAAACTAAATCTAATACGTATTTTACCTTTAGGGTTGTACTCTAATAAGTACTTATTTACGTACTTAGTAGCAAAACTGCCCATAGCTACAGGGTGGTCTTTAAAGAAATCAAAAATCTGTTTCCAGGCGTGGTACTTAGCATGTAGCGCAAAGTCTTCGTTGCAGCTAATGTCATACGTAGTATACTTAGCATGCGTCTGATTAGGCTTGTCTACAGGTGTAAAGTATGCATGATTATTAATATGTGTTAGTATGTCATGCGGGTTTGTAGCAACCGACAATCCATCAGGCTTGTGGCGCTTCATGTAGCAGTAACTACAATTGTATAAACAGCCATGGCCAAAGCTAGGACTAATAAAATCTGTAGACCTACCAGACTCTCGTATAGTAAATGTCTTTCTTGTAACCTTATCAACCATTACCGTTCTCTAATTGTGAATGTGCTCATGTCTGCCTCGTAACCTATCATGCCTAACAAACCATCACGATTCTTTTCTACGTGACATGCAAGCAAACCTCTAGGGTTCTCACCGCAGTATGTATCTACAATGTTATACAAATCAAACGGCCTGTTTAGGATCATAACTACGTGTGCGTCCTGACCTATACTGTCGCCACCAAACAAATCTGTAAGCATAGGCTGGTACTGGTTCTTAGCCCTGTGCTCCTGCTCTATGTTCCTGTTAAGCTGCGACAATAGTATGTTAACTACACCAAGCTTTGACTGCATCCACATGCAACCTTTTGATATAGTGTTTAAGCGCTTTAGTTCTGTATCCTCACTACCCCTAACAAGTCTAGAGTGGTCAAACAAGTTTATAACTGTGTCTTCAGGATGCTTATTAAATACTTCTTCATTAGTATTCATAATAAACTCCATACTCCTAGGTATGTTGTTAAAGTAAATAGGATACTTACCATACTTCTGCACTTTGCCTGCGTAGTTTCTAAAATCTACATCAGACAGTGGTGAGTCTACAGACAGTAGGTCACCCATTTGTTTCTTTACGTCCTTTGATGCACTACGCATAACCTGCTGGTAGCCTGGCATCTCGAATGTCCAGTAAAGAACTCTAATCTTTTTATCTTTGTTTGTATCCAGCACGTCAAATACTAGCTGATTACTAAATGCAGACTTGCCCACACCTGGACGTCCTGCAATCACATAAAGCTTACCTTTTTGTAAACCACCAAGTAAATTTCTATTCAACCTTTTCCAAGATGTAGGTAACACGTCACGCTGTCCAAGCTTTGCTTGTTTAACAATTGCAATTGACTGGTTAACTGCTTTATCTATTTTTTGAAATCCCCTGGTCTTAAATACATCATAGTCTTCTTGTGATTCTGTTTTCTTCTGAGCTTCCGCCATCGCTTTCTATATTACTATACTTTTCCCAAGTATGATTATTAATCCAAACTTCTAAATTTTGCAGGTACTCTAGCCTGCCTCGCTCTATCTTCAACTGTTTATCCAGTAACTTCAGAATCTTATCGTGTATAAATCTTTTATTTCCTACTACTCGTCTGTATCTATCTTTTGCTTTCTTGTTTGCTTTTGCGCTGGGATCACTAGCATGCAGTATACGCATACCTTGTTTAGTTTGCACCTTCATAGGGTACGCTACAAGTAGCTCTGCAAACATCTGATCAAAATCACTTGCAAATAAATCTATAAATTCTTGTCTAACAATATGCTCTTCTATCTTATCTCCTAGTTTAACAAATCCTTTCTTCTGTAACTCTTCCCAGTTAGGATTGAGTTTTAATCTGCCTAAGATTTTAAACCCTTTCCTATACAAAGCATACAGTGCTAAATAATCATCAGCACTTATGCCATTATCCATCAATAAATTTATATCAATTTCTACCTGCATGACCTATACAAATTTACGAAAAAACTACCTGATTACAAAGCATTTAGCTCTGTAACCAAGTAATATTCTTCAGTCCCTTAACACTCTTTCTTAGCCATTTTTCTTCCTGGCTACCCTCTACATATAATATGTATATCTTGCCCTTCTTGTCCTCTTGGAATCGTATAAGTCTACCTATGCGCTGTATCATTGGCAACGCTTTACTAGTTAGACCACACACAATACCAATACTGGCATCAGGCACATCTAGGCCCTGATTAAGAGCCTTTGTAGAACACAGAGCTCGTATAGATCCGTCCTTGAACTTGTCAAGTGCTTCCTTCCTTTGCTTCTTAGTCTTACCGCTGTGGTAAGCAAGTGCAAAAGGTTGGATAGACTCTGATAGTGTATCAGTAAATGCATTAGCACCACCGAACACTAGCATTTTGCTATCTAAGTTTTTTAACACAAGCTTCTGTAACTCTTGTACTTTATTAGATGCAAAGTCAACAATCTTTTTACGATCTCTTATGCATGCATAGAATCTGGCTGCTGCCTGCTTATCCTGTGGAGTAGCGTTCTTGTTAGCCATAATCTGCTTTGCATTGTCAAAAGCGTCATACTGACCAAGCTTGTATTTCCAATAAACAAACTTGTTCTGGACACTTTTGTAGTCTGCCTGCTCATCAGCTGTTAACTGAATAGGCACGCACACAATATCATACGGAGACACAAGACCAAGCTTAACACACTGGTCAAGCGTAATCTTGTACGCTGTAGGAGCAAGCTTAAACAAGTGTAGTTTATACTCGTTCTCTTCAGGCAGCGTAGCTGTCATACACAGCAGTCTATCGTATGTATTGTTCTCAAAGAATTTATAGTGCTCTGTACTTAAGCCTAGATGTATCTCATCTGCTACTACAATATTATAAAATTGTTCTTGTAGTTTATAAGCAGACTGATAACAGACAATATCAACGCGATCT